GAACGAGTTGGACATCAGCGGGCACATACTGGAGGCGCACCCCGAGTTCGTGCATCTGTGCCTGCCGATGCGCTACGAGGCCGACCGCTCGTTCTACACCGTGCTGGTGCCCGGCAGTGCCACGGCCGACGGCCGCGCGGTGACGTGGCGCGACCCGCGCGAGCGCGAGGGCGAGTTGCTCTGGCCCGAGCGGTTCGATGAGGATCAGGTGGCGCTGCTGGAGAAGACGCTTGGCCCCTATGGCGCGGCCGGGCAGTTGCAGCAGCGCCCGGCGCCTGCGGGCGGCGGCATTCTGAAGGCGGAATGGTGGCAGACCTGGGTGCCCAACGAGTTCCCGCCGTTCAGCTACATCCTGGCCAGCCTGGACTGCGCCTACACGGCGAAGACCGAGAATGACTACAGCGCCATGGTGATCCTGGGCATCTGGTATGGCAGCAGCGAGACGATGGTCACTCGGCACGTGGATCGTTACGGTCGGGTGCGCGACAGCGAGGTGGTGGAGCACGACGAGATCAACGGGCTGCCGAGGGTGATGCTGATGACGGCGTGGCAGGAGAAGCTGGAGTTGCATGAGCTTGTCAAGAAGGTGGCCAAGACGTGCCGGGATCTGAAGGCCGATAAGGTGCTGGTGGAGAACAAGGCGGCGGGCATCAGCGTCGGGCAGGAGCTACGTCGTATCTATGGCGCAACGGAGGAGTTCGCGGTGCAGTTGTATGACCCCAAGAACCTCGACAAGGTGGCGCGGCTGCACTCGGTGGCGCCGCTGTTCGCGGAGGGCACGGTGTTCGCGCCGGATCGGAATTGGGCGGACACGGTGATCCAGCAGTGCGCGAGCTTCCCCAAGGGGCGCAACGATGATCTGGTGGACGCGATGAGCCAGGGCATGCGGCATCTCAGGGATCTTGGGCTGCTGGTGCGGTCGCCCGAGCGCGAGGCCGAGATCGAGGAGGCGATGCGTTACACCAAGCCGCTGCAACCGTTGTATCCGGTGTAGCATGGCGGGCAAGCGCGCCTTCACGGCCGCATCGCTGGAGGCGTTCCAGAATATCTGTGCGATATTGGAACGGCACAACGGCATGACGCGGATCAGGATTATCGAGCAGTTGGTGGGGCGTACTGCCTTGGAGGTTGGGGTGGACAGGGAGCGGGCGCTGATCATCGCCAACGGCATCCGCAAGCACGCCATTGAATTGATCGAGGATGGGTTGGGGGGTGGCGATGGCGACGCGCATGACTGAGATCACCGAGTGGGTGCGGGTGGGGCGGGATCGCTATGGGCTGATCCACGTTGAGGTATGGAGTGCGGCGCGGGAGGGGAACGGTGTAGTGTGCGACGAGATCATGATACCGGCGGACGCGCTGGCGGGTTTGGCGCGGTATCTGACCGACGCCGCCGAGACGGATGCGCAACAACAGGTATGAGGGGACGGAACGATGGCGGAACATGAGAAGCATGTGGACAAGCCAGCGGAGCACGGCAAGTCGCCCACGCCGATAGCGCATGCGCCGATAGCGGGCGCGCCGGTTGATCCGGGTCCGGAAGTGTTTGCCCCCGAGGTGGTGAGTGCGGAGATGCCGCCGCCGCCAGCGCCTGTGGCGGAACCCAAGGCTGAGGCGAAGGCTGAGGCCAAGGCCGCGCATGCCAAGCACGATGACGACGACGACAAGAACCACAAGGGTGGCAAGCACGACGACGATGACAAGAACCACAAGCGGAGCCGGTGATGCAATCTGGTGAACCCAGCCTGTTGGCGCTGGCCGAGGATCTGGTGGAGTTGGAGGGTCGGGTGCGTAATTTGCATGCGGCCATCGGGGCGGCGCGTTCGCATTTGTTTCCTGGCAGTGTGATGCCGATGCCGTCGGGGGCGCCGCCTGTGGAGATCAAGGTGGCGCCTGCGCCTGTGGCGCCGCCGTTGCCGCCTGGGCTGCTGCGCCCTGGCGCGGTGATGCTGAAGCCGCCCGAGGAGCCGGTGGCGCCGACCGGGCATGTGTCGCCTGACGAGGCGGCGTGATGGAGTGCGGGTGGTGTGGCTTGCATCATGGCCGGTTATGTCCGTCGGTGAAGGCGATTGAGTTTCACCCGACGGGCGAGGTGAGGCGGGTTGAGTTTGTAACGGGAGCGGACTATCCGCCGTTGGAGGCGCGGTGGCCGTATAGCGCGAGCAACATGGCGGGTGGCGTGGCGACGCTGTCGCGGTCGAAGGCTCCGACGTGATCATCACACCGCAGCTTGAGTATGAGCCGACGACGCAGTTGCGCCTGCTGGCGATGGCGGATCGGGTAGGCGAGGAGACGTTTCTGGTGACGGTGTGGTCGCCCGACATCATCAACGGGCGCGAGGTGTTTCAATTAAGAGCCGCACAAGACTACCATGCGGTGCAGGAGGCGATGGCCCTGTATCAGAGGAGGTACGCGCTTGCCGCTCGTTCCAGGGTTATCACCGACGTTGCGGCTGGTTAGCACGCCGGATCTGGCTGTCAGCTACAAGACCAACGAGCCGACCACGCCGACGCAGACGCCGTCGGGGGTGAGCGGTCTGCGGGTGGAACATGACGATGGCAGCATTAGTATCAGTCTAGACGGTAAGCCTATTGATGATGATGATATCAGGAAAGATCCGCTTGGCTGGTTTGACAACCTTGCCGAGGATCTGCCCGACATCGAACTGAACCGCATCTCCGATGATCTGTTGCGGCTGGTGGAGGATGACCTACAGAGCCGTCAGGACTGGATTGAGGATCGCGCGCAGGGCATCAAGCTGTTGGGGCTGAAGATTGAGATCCCCAATGTCGGGGGATCTACCGACGGCGCCCCGGTCGAGGGGATGAGCCGTGTCAGGCATCCGCTGCTGCTGGAAGCGGTGCTGCGGTTTCAGGCGAACGCGCGGGGTGAGATGCTGCCCACCGACGGCCCGGTGAAGGTGCGTGATGACGGCAACGCGTCACTGATAGAGCAGGACAAGCAGGCCAATGATCTCGAGAAGGATCTTAATCACTATCTGACAGTAACCGCGAGCGAGTACTATCCCGATACTGACCGTATGCTGTTCATGCTGGGGTTTGGCGGCTCCGCGTTCAAGAAGGTGTATTTCTGCCCGCTGCGCAATCGCCCTGTCAGCGAGAGCGTGGATGCTGACGATCTGATCGTGAACTACAGCGCCACCGATCTGCGTAATGCTAGACGCATTACGCATCGATCCATGATGAAACCCAGCACGGTGAAGCGGTTGCAGATCATGGGCGTGTACCGTGATGTGGATCTGTCGCAGGCCGAGTTGCGCAAGCTCGACGCGGCCAAGGAGGAGAAGGACAGCCAGCAGGGGATTACCGCCACCAGCAGCAGGATGGAGGACCGCGACCGCGAGGTCTACGAGATCTATTGCGAGCAGGATTTGCTGGGCTACGAGCACAAGATCAACGGCAAAGAGACGGGTTTGGAATTACCCTACCGCATCACTATAGATGTTTCGTCAAAGAAAATACTCTCGGTAGTCAGGAATTTCGATGAAGATGATCAGGAGCTTCCGGAAGCCCGCGACAACTTTGTCAAATACATCTTCGTCCCAGGCATGGGGTTTTACGATATCGGATTGCTACACATCCTGGGCAATACCACGAACGCCATCACTGCTGCTTGGCGAGAGCTTCTTGACGGGGGCATGTATGCGTGTTTCCCAGGATTTCTTATGGCTGACACGGGGGCGCGACAGAACACCAACATCTTTCGAATTCCCCCTGGAGGCGGGGCGCTGGTGAAAACTGGCGGCATGCCCATCGCGCAGGCGATCATGCCGCTGCCGTATAACCAGCAGGGCGCGCCCGCGCTGATGAACCTTGTCGGTGATATCAGCCAGACCGGCATGCGCATTGGCGGCACCAGCGAGCAGCAGGTGGGCGAGGGCAGGGCCGACGCGCCGGTCGGCACCACGCTGGCCATGATCGAGCAGGCCACCAAGCTGATGAGTGCCGTGCATAAGCGCATGCACTCGGCGCAAGCGGAAGAATTTCGCCTGCTGGTGCGCACCTTCAAGGAGCACCCCGACAGCTTCTGGCAGCGCAACAAGAAACCGGCGTGCAACTGGGACGAGCAAAGCTTCCTGGCGGCACTGGAGCGCTGCGAGTTGACGCCGCAGGCCGACCCCAACACGGCCAGCCACACGCAGCGGCTGATGAAGATCATGGCGCTGAAGCAGCTACAGCAGGCCTCGCCCATGCTCTACGACCCGTTGGCGATTGATCGGGCTGCCATCACCGCGATTGGGTACAGCAACCCCGATCAGTTCCTGGCGCCTCCGGAGGCGCAGGCCAAGCCGCCGCCGGAACTGGAGCAGGCCCAGGCCAAGATGAAGGTCGATCAGCAGAACGCCGACAGCAAGAAGCTGGAAGCGACCAGCAAGGCGCAGGTGGCGCAGGCGACGGCGCAGAAGATACAGGTGGACACGCAGGCCAATCCTGGCGGGCTGGCGGGCAAGGGCGGCAAGCAGCAGCAGGTGGACACCGAGGTGGACAAGCTGAATGCGCAGGCCAAGCTGATGGACGCGCAGAGCCGTCAGCAGCAGGCCGACACCGCGCGCGGCACCACGTTGAGCAACGCGCACGAGAAGAAGGCCGACCGCGCCTCGCGCGAGAAGCTGGAGATGCTGAACATCGCCCGCGAGGTGCTGCTGCATCCCGAGGCGGCACCCATCGCGCAGGGGCTGGTGGGCAAGGCCGAGAAAGCCACGGGCGAGCCTGCCGCGCCCGAGGCTGGCGGCGAAGCCGCCTCTGAGCCGTGACCAACGCCAGCAAGGCCGTGCGCGGCGCCTTGCTGACGGCGCGGCGCGTCACGCGCGCGGATGGCGGCGCCACGGCCAGCGACGCGTTCAAGCGGTGGTTCGCCAACAGCGTGGCGCACGACAACGGTGTGCCCCGGCGGTACTTCCACGGCACGTCGAAGGACAAGGATTTCGACAAATTTAACGTGTCGCGCCATGGCGCGTGGTTCACCACCGACCCCAAGGACGCCAGCCAGTATGCGTCCGAGAATGACAGCATGGGGTTGCAGCAAATTCCAGGGACGTTT